AACAAGAGGGCAGACGGGCATGGATCCAGATGGCATGATGTAACAATAATGTAACACATTTGTAATACATTTGTGATTGACTTTGTATTGCACGGGGTGTATAATATATTTAAATAAAGAACAGGAGGGATGAAAAATGAAAAAAAGAGTTTTAAAAAGATTGATTGAAAGTGGTGTCGTAGTAGGCACAATCAAATTGACACAATTTGCGGTGATAAGCGCCGAGCAATTCAGAGGTGAAAGACAATATGGATCAGAATGGTTGATTCCAATCATTGGTTTATTTATTCTTGTAATGATTGAAGGTGATGACTAATGAAAAAGAATGAATTGTTAAATTTAAAAGCAGGTACAATCATTCGTATAAAATACGATGATCAATATTTAGTAACATATATGAAATTAAGAAATACTATTCACAACATTGGAAAACGTGACAATTATGGTGTAGATAATTTCTATAATCTTGAATATGATGTGAACGATGATATGACAATGGAAAATTCATATTTCAAAGAAGTAAAAATTGTAGATATTTTAGAACCTGATGGTTATAGGATAATATATTCTAAATTCAACGAGGTAGAAAACAATGAACGAAGATGATTTCTTGATTATAATAATATTACTTGTCATATTAAATGACATATTCATAATATGTTTATTTAAATTTATGTTATTAGTAGGGGGATAAATTGGTGATAAAAGATGGATTAAATTATATTGATGTTTTAGAAATAAAAGGAAGATTTGAAAATTCAAATAAATATTTATTGCACATTGGTTTTTCTGATATTGAATATTTATTTAAATTTATTGACAAACAACAAAAAGAAAATGAAATTTTAAGAAAATTATTTTGTGAAATTAGAAATGAATCAAAAGACAAATTTTTATCAAAAATTGAAGTAACACCATATGCATTTGCACCAATGGAATATAGACCAATAAAAGGAACAACAAAACAAGATATTTAAAGATCTTTTAAATGTATAAAGGATTTAGTTTTAGGACAATTTTACACTGTGGATAATAAAGCAGCTATTGCAAAAATAATATATGATAAGATAAATATGGAGGATAAAAATGGACACAGATGATGAGGAATTAAAAGCAACAAAAAAGAAATTTGAAGTTTTAAAAGTAGATCTTTATGATGTATCATTATATGAAATGGAACAACAAGAAAAAAAATTGATTAAAGAATTAAAAATGATTTTACATGATGGGCAGTGCAAACCAAATTGGCGCGAAACAATAAATGATACAATTAAATTATTAGAAGGTGAATAAAATGATTAAAAGTGAATTTAAAGATGAACCTATTGACATATTGGATATGGTTGGAAATGAAATATATTTATACACTGAAATATGTGATTTAAAAAAAGGAATTAAAAGAAATTAAAAAATTATATAAAAAAATAGATGAATATTTTGGAGGTTAAATGATGGAAATAGAAGAAATAAAAGAATTACAAGAAAAATTATATCAAGAATCATCTGAATTATCAGATAAGATTATAAAATTAGATACTGCAATTCATTCATTCAATAGTACTGAAAAATTTTCAATTGTTCAATTGAATTTATTAGAAGTTCAATTGATGTCAATGAAAACATATTTTCGAATTTTACGCGCAAGAATAGAAGATTTCCAAGATCAGATTATAAGATTGGAGAATAGAAATGGGAGATCATAGAAAATTTGATGATTCAATATCAATATGTGACATAATATTTGATAATTTAGAAGATGATATGTCAGAAGAAAGTGCAAACAAATATCGTTTTCATTACATGAGATTTAAACGTCATTATTATGATTTGAAAAAAAATATTAAAAATCAAAGTAAGGAAATTAAAAAATTAAAAAAAGAAATAGAAGAATTAAGTCGTTTAAATAGAATATACATTGAACGATTAGAATTTGAAGTGAAAGTACGTTCAACATATCATTTAAAAGCAAATGACTTGATTGAAAAAATAGACAAATTAAAAAAAGAAAAAGAAGATACTGAAGAATTAAAATCACAACTAAAAGCAAAAAACACATTCTTAATTGAAAAACATTTGACATCAAAATATGCAAAATGGCTTGTTGAATATAACAAGCAAAAGCGCACTACATAGCAAACATGTAGTGCCGTGATATGGCTTGCCTGTTTGTTCCATATCACGGCAGTGCATATTTGCACAAATAAAATAGGGTTGTGACCAACACAAGACGTTTTCGCGCAGTAGCATGAAGAAAACGAAAGGGGGACAAATTATGTCTTTAAAAGAAAAAGCAATGAAAATGAATTCAGGAAATGGAATTGAATTCATGGCAAACAAAAACAAAGGGGAAATGATGGAATTATATGACAGAGTTTGCACAATCAGAAATTATGATTTCATCAAAGGTGAAGATGGTGAATATGTTGTTTTTGTAATTGATGAAATTAATGATGAATTTTTCTTTGGCGGCAGTGTATTGACAGATGACATGAAAAAATTTACAGAAGAAGAAAAGGCAGAGATAATCGAAAAAGGTTTGCCTGTAAAATTTACACAAAGAAAATCAAAGAACAAAAGACCATACTCAGCAGTTGAATTTTTTCCAGAAGAAACAAATGAAGATCTACCATTCTAATTTGAATAAATATGTCAACATTTAAGTTGACATATTTTTTTATTAATTTATAATTAAATTATAGTTAAATTATGGAGGTAGAAAAGAATGGTTGAATTAATAAATTTATTGACACAAAATGGAATTGGGATTGTTTGTGTTGCATTTATGATCTACTTTATAACAACAACATTGAAAGATAATAATGACATATTAGAAGAAATTCAAAAAACACTTGTTGCAATCCAAACAAATTTGATTTCACTTACATCAAGAATTGATAAGCTAGAAAACAAAATTGGTGAAAGGGAGGAATCAGAACATGGAAATGATACAATTTCAAACAACAATGAATGATGATGACATTGAAACAATGAATGAAGATGTAATTATTGAAAATATTTTCGAGGGGGAAAATATATGAATGTAAGGAACACAATACCGGAAAAAGGTAATAAATTTTATAACACCGTGTCAAATGGCGGTTTTTCACTTTGTATCAAAGGAAAACCAACACAAAGCGGCAGAAATGTTTTATCAAATTGTGTTGGTTATGCATGCGGCAGATTCAATGAAATAATTGGTTCAATGAAATATGCTGCACTTAATTGCAACGCAGAAAATTTTATTGAACGCGCTAAAACTTTAGGACTTGAAATTTCAAATGTTCCAACACTTGGCGGCATAATGGTTTGGCAAAAGGGCGCAACCTTAAATTCAAAAGATGGTGCCGGTCATGTTGCAATTGTTGAACGCGTTGATAATTCAAATCAAATTTACACATCTGAAAGTGCATACGGCGGCACTGCATTTTATAATGTTTTAAGAACAAACAACAATGGTCGTTGGGGCATGAATTCAAACTATAAATTCAGAGGATGCATCAAAAATCCTTCTATTAAATTAGATATAAAAACGGGATTATATAAAACTTTAGCAAATATGTATATAAGAACGGGCGCCGGTACAAATAACAGAATCAAAAAAGTAAAAGAATTGACCACAGATGGAAAAAATAACGCATTATATAAAGATGATAACGCATTTGCAATTTATAAAAAAGGCACAAAATTCACGGCAAAAGAAATCATAGAATTAAATGGTGAAATTTGGGCAAAATCTCCATCAGGATATATTTGTATCGAAAAGAATGGAAAAAAATATTGTGAAAGGATTTAAAAAATGGCAGAAGTCACAATCAACAATTCACCAATTCATGGTGATTCAATAATCACTGCACTTTATGGTGAAACCGGAACACATTGGGCACAAATGCATACGGGATCAGATTTTGCACCATATGGCAGCACACCTGCAAATCCTGATTTATATTCTGTTTGTTCGGGTAGTGTTTCAAGTGTTATTACATATACAGGTTCGCAAGCACTGGGAAATCAGATTGTCATATATGATAATACTAGGAATTTATATTGGCGCTATTGTCACATGTTAAATCCATCTCCCTTGTCAGTTGGTGACGTGGTAACAACAGGAACAAAGGTTGGAAATTTAGGTGCAACAGGAAATGTAACAGGACCGCACTTGCATTTGGAATTGTCAGATGTTCCATATTGGGATACAACAAGAACACGTTTTCAAAATCCATTAATTGCACTTGGAATTCCAAACGCACGTGGAACAATAGTACATTTCGATGGATCAGTAGTGCCACCGGAACCAGAACCAGAGCCAGAACCGGAACAGGAAATCAAAAAACATAAATTTCCATGGGTATTATATGCAAGAAAATTTCGCAACAGATGATTGACAGAAAATTAATTTATTGATATTTTATATTTGGATTTGTAGGGTTCATTTTTTATCATTTTTTATCTTTTAAAAAATATTGTCGAAACCAAAGAGGGTAGAAACCCTCTTTTTTTATATTTTTAAAATATTGACAAAAAAGCAAAATTAATCTACAATCAAATTGATGTCAAATGTTTTTTAAAAATTTATTTGTAGGAGGTTCAAAATGGCAGAATTATCAAAAGAAGATTTAAAAAAGAAAATTGCCGATTCAATAGACAATAATGAAATTGCAATTCCGCTTTTGGAAGATATAGAGGATTCATTCGGAAGTGCTGAAAAGTTGCAAGAAAAAGACAATGAAATTGCAAGATTGAATGCAAAAGTTGAAGATCTAACAAAGAAATATAAAGAAAGATTTTTGACGTCAAATGTTGAAGAAAAAAAAGTTGTTGAAGAAATTCAAGTCGAGGAAAAAAAGCCAAGAAGATTTGAAGATTTATTCAACGAGAATGGAGGACTAAAATAATGGATTTAGTAGGCGTATTAAACACAATTCGTGACAATGCTTCAGATATTTACAGACAAAGAATTCCTGAAGCAACAAGAACAAACATTCAAGACATTCAAGAAGGTATGACAGACCCTGACAATGCAGTTGTAACAAATGAATTTATTACAACATTATTAAACAAAATTGTTAAACAAGTTATTCACAACAAGTTCTTTTCTGATCCTTTAAAATCATTGAAAAAAGGAACAAAACCACTTGGTGACACAATCGAGGAAGTCTATGCAAACTTTGTTCAGGCAAAGGGATTTGACCCAACAGGTGCAGACCTATTGACAAGAGAATTGCCTGATGTTAAATCTGTTTATCACAGAATGAACAGACAAGACAAATATAAGGTGACTATATCACCTGAAATGATTTCAAAGGCATTCACATCATATGACAAATTAGAATCATTTATTCAAACAATAATCAATACACTTTACAATTCTAGTGAACTTGATGAATTTGTTTTAATGAAACAATTAATCAAACAAGCAATTGATAACAATGCAATGAAGGTTGTGACTGTTCCTGATCCTGTTGCGTCAGCACAAAACGCAAAAGATTTCATAAAAGCAGTCAAAATTGTATCAGGTGACATGGTTTTTGCAAATTCAAACAATAATGCATATTTAACAAGTCAATCAACAGATACAAAACCAATAATCACATGCACACCAAAGAATGAACAAATATTATTGATTGATAATGCAACAGATGTTTCTGTGTCAATTGAAGTTTTAGCATATGCATTCAACATGACAGTTGCTGAATTCAATGATACAAGAAAAATCGTCATTGACGCATTCCCTGATCCATCAATCAGGGCAGCACTTGTCGATGAACAATTCATGCAAGTATATGACGATTTAGTAATGTTCAAAGAATTCGAAAACGGCGAGGGATTATATAGAAATTATTATTTACATGTATGGCAAACACTTGGATACTCAAATCTAGTGAACGCCGTTGCATTTAAAGTTGCAAGCGATGAGGATTCAGATGGAACAGTTGAAACATTCACTGTAACAAATACATTAAAAACAGGTGTAAAAACATCAAACAAATCAACATCAGCAATTGAAGGTTCATCATATAGCGCAATACTTTCAGGTGTCGGTGCAACAGATGTTGTCACAGTAACAATGGGAAGTTCAACAATCACAACATCTGCATATAATTCAACAAAGAAAACAATCAACATTGCAAAAGTAACAGGAAATATCACAATTACTGTTGCAGCTGCTACCTAATTTATAAAAAATTTTTCAAAAGGGATGGGGATGTTATCCCATCCCTTAAATTATAAGGAGGGAAAAAATGCAAAGACAATTAATTGAAACACAAACATCAAATTTTAAAACTTTTTTGATGTATAAAACACAACTTATGACACTTGCTGAAAATGTTTTTGAATTTTTGAACATGCCTGAAGAAATTGACATTGCATATATGAACGAACATTTACTTCGAGATGGTGCGGTTGCATTTTTCAAAGATGAGGTTGCAGATCAATTTGCGGTTCTTCCTTTTGGAAAACATGGTGAATTTGACATGTATGGAAGACCAATCCGCGTTGATGTTTTCGGTATGAATGGATATACGAGAACACTTGAAAAAGATGAATTCGTCATAATTTATGATAATAATAGAAGGGAATCTCTTTTTCTCGATTTATTACAATATGCCGAGCGCATGGGACAATGCAAACGTGTAATTGACATCAATATTGCACATCAGAAAACACCTAGAATTTGGCTTGCAAAAAATGACAAGGTTGCAACAATGAAAAGATTGTTGAACCAATATGAAGGAAATGTTGAAACAATCATGGGATATGACAACATTAATTTAGATGATGTCAATTGTATTTTCCAACCTGCGCCATATGTTGCAGATAAAATCGACCAACATTTAGATCGCGAATTTGCTGAATTTTTGCGTTTGATTGGTGTTGCTAATCTAACGCAGCAAAAAAAGGAACGTCTAATCACTGACGAGGTGCAGCAAACACAGGGTGGAACAATTGCATCACGTTTTTCAAGATTTGAACCACGTGCGCGTGCTATTGAAAAAATTAACAAGAAATGGAATTTGAACATAAAAGTGCGCTATTATGACGGCGAACCAACAACAGAAAATGAGGAACAGGAGGGAAAAAATAATGATGTTTTATCCAATAATGCCAATGTATCCAATATTTCCAAAATTGCCATGTGATTGTGATTTGCCACCAACAATTTATGCACTTTTAAATTCATATGTTAATTTTGGAAAAGATGAACAAACCAAAATAAAAAATTTAGCTTTAGAAGGGCGCGCATGCATTTTTGATTTTGATTATCCATTATCAAATAATGTTACAAAAGCAAGTTTCGAAACATTAATATTAAATCATTATATGCAAAGGCGCATTGGTTTTGATACTCCAACGGCTTTTAAAATTGCATTATGTTCAAAATTAAATGAAATTATGCCAATGTACAACAAAATTTTGGATGCTTTACAGGGTTGGGATATTTTCACAGATACTGAAACAATAACAAGAAACAAAACCGATGAGGGTGAAAATACAATGTCAAATTCTGCCACAGCATCAAGTTCAAATGTATCTGATCGTAGATTTTCAAAGATGCCACAAAATCAACTCACTGATATACAAAACGGAACGCATATGACAGATTATAATTATGACACAGACACATCGTCAAGCACATCAGGGGCATCAGCTAACGGCACAAATTCAAATGAAACAAATGAAACAATCACAAAAACTTTTGCAGATAAAATGAAAAATTATAAAGAATTTATTCAAAACCGTGAATCAGTTTATTCAATGATATTTAAAGAATTGGATGATTTGTTTTATGGTTTGATGTATTAAAAGGAGGTTAAAAATGGCAATTTCATATATACCAAATCAAGACACATATAAAGAAATGACACCATTTAGAAGATTTGTTTTAGAATCTTTTCCATGGATTGATGCGAATTTTGATGCACTTACTAATTACGAATTAATGGGAAAAATAATTGAATATTTAAACAATATAATTTCAAACGAAAACACAGTTCAATCAAATGTCACTAACTTATACAATGCATTTGTTTCTTTAAATAATTATGTATCAGATTATTTTGACAACCTAGATGTTCAGGATGAAATTAATCAAAAATTGGATGAAATGGTGACAAATGGAGAATTGGAAAATATTGTAAATGATATTTTTTTGACACTAGAAAATCAAATTGGTGCTTTATCTTCAGGTTCTCCCGCAGGTGTTTATAGTACGGTTTCAGATTTAGAAACTGCAGATCCTAACCATGACAGAATTTATGTTGTAACAGCTAACAATAATTGGTATTATTGGGATGTAACAAATGAAGAATGGGCAAGTGGTGGATTATATCTTTCAAATGCAATTGGAGAATCTGACAATATAGTTGTTGACTTAAATGGAAAAATTGCAGCAAATAAAAATCAATTAGATTATTTATTTTCAAAATCAATTCAATATAAAGATAATTCAAAACTACAATATGGAAAATATTATTCAAATAGTAATTTAGTATTGGCAGATAATTCAGGTTATACTGCACTAGCAATTGAAAATATTCCTGCGGGGACTTACTATTATAATTTAAGAATAACAGCAGCACTTTGTTATATAAAAAATCTTGTTACGGGAGAAATAAAAAAATTATCAGAAATTAGTGTTTCAGATAATCCAACAAGTGAAACAAGAACATTGACAATCAATTATGATTTTAGTTTATATTTATCAATGAATGGAAGTCAAAATTCTGATTGGATACCCGCAAGTATGTTTGCAAATGATACATTACCATCAAAATATGTATATAAATATTACAATGTAGTATTAAATGATATTTTTGATATTCCAACCGATGTTTTAAAAATATCAGTTGATATGAATTCAAAGAAAATTAATCAAGTTTTTCAAGGCGATTATCAATTTTTGGATAAAACACAATTTGATTTCGGACATTATTATTCAAACGAAAACTTAAATAAAAGTTCAAACAATGGTTATTCAACAATTGATATTCTTAACTTATTACCGGGAACCTATTATTGGAAAAATTGTACACTTGTTCCGGGTCTTTCATACATAAAAAATTTATTGACTAATGAAATGATTAGAATGGATCATTTGACACCAACAGTTCCAACCGCTGAACAAGATCAAGTGGTTAATTATACATTTAATTTTCCATTTAGTTTATATATAACTGTTACAGGATCACAAAATTCTGTATGGTTACAAAATGCAATGTTTGCAAACAATCACATTCCAAGTGCATATGTATATGGATTTTATAACACAAATGTAAAAAAAGAAACAAATATCATTGTGGGAAGTTCAAATGACGCAGATTTTTCTTCAATTGCTTCTGCAGTGTCTTCAATTTCTTCACAAGCAGGTGAAGGAAATGTATGTAATATTTTATTAGAAGATGGAACATATAATGAAGTAAATATCACATTACCTTCATATGTAAATATAATTGGAATTTCAGGAAATAAAGAAAAAGTAATTATTGCAGGAAAACTTCCTGAAACCGCTTCTGATTCTGATATATCTTCAAAATCTACTTTCAATATAACAGGAACCAACACATTTAAAAATGTTACAATTACGGGTCAAAATTTAAGATATCCAATTCATAGCGAAAGTGGTGGAAGTGTAAAAGATTGGAAACAAATTGTTGAAAATTGTTTTATAGAACACAAAGGAAATCAAGAAGTAATTGACTATAGAACAGAAAATAATCTTGATTATTCAAATGTATGGACAACATGTTATGCATGGGGAGAAGGTGCATCATCTGGTGGCTATGCTAAATTTGAAAATACAACTTTTAAAAGTGTTTCAAGTGGCGGTAGATGTTTTTATATTCATGAAGCTGAAAATATGCAAAAACCTTATTATCACATATTAAAAAATTGTACTTTTGATTTGAAAGCGCCTTGGGGTGTTCAGGTTTGTGAAAGTAGATCAGGAAATAAAAACAACACTTTTGTATTAGAAGATTGTAATTTCTTAAATGGTTGTGGTCTATTTATACAAGGAACATATCAAGTTAATATAGTAATTACAAATTGCGGCATATTCCCATTTTTACTTCAAACAAATCTATATGATCCAAAGCATTTTCCAAAATTTACAGGAGAATATACAAGATTGCATTATGTTGGAACATATGAATTGACAGGTGGAGAATTTCTAAAATATGTAAACAATGCAACAGAGGTTGACGTTGCATCTTCAACAGATAATCCAAAATTAATTGCAGGATATTGTGTCGGAACACCTGATTCAGATGGATATGTTGATGTTTGCCAACATAAAGTATATCAAGGATATGTGAACCCAACATATATCACAGAAACACAAATTAATAATACAAATCATAAAATTCAAGCATATAGTTCAGGCAATAAATTGGGCGTTTCATATCCAAATGCATTGATAACACTTACATATTAAAAATAAAAAGAGGCTTTCAAGCCTCTTTTTTATTGTTTCATGTGGAACTATGACGCAATTGTATTTGACAGACTAAAGTTTCCAAGATTTGCATGATTATGCCAACACGTCACACCTGTCCTAAATATTTGATTAATTTTTTCCATGTCACTTGTTGGAACAGAAATTGAATTGTGATAATTTGAAATCCCTACAATTTCATCATTTCCAATTTGCACATAATTCCAATTGGTTCTTCCTGTAATATTTGGCGTTTTAATTTTAAGTGTCTTATATCCAAATTTAGAAAAATAATCATCAACTTGTTGCAAAAATTCATTCTTTGCATGGAATTGTTTGATTGTAAAATTATTGTCACCATGTGCAAAGTTTACATCTGCCGTGTTCTGTCCGCCTGTAATTTCAGGAAGCAATTGTGCTTTTTTAAATTGACCATATTGCGAAATGAATTGACCTGCAGTTGAAATTGCTGCGCCAACAATATTTCCTGTAAGTGCAGCCAATCCAAGAGCAGCAGCAGTTGTAACAACCTTATTTCCATTAACACCTTCTTTGGTTAACCAATTTGTGTATGCATCACCTGACCATGAACATGTTGGAAATTTTGCAAGCGATAAACATTCGTCATAATTAAATTGTACATTTTTGTAATTAATTGGTACAATTCGGCATGACATACCAACAGATAAACCAATTTGGACTTGAAAAACAATTTTATTATTTGCAAATCCATCAACCGGTGCAAAATCTTCTATTTTATAAATATTTTGATCACCAACATGATTTGAAACCATTATATAATTGAATGGATAACATAAAACTTTGTTATTCTTTGGGACAAAATTGTTTAATGTGACAGGTCTTGTCATTTCTACATTTTGAAAAAATATTTGATCACGATTTGCAGATGAATATGCAATAACTTTATATGATGTTTGAATTGTATTTTCTTCTGACACTACACCATCATCAATTGATTCATTTATTACTTTTAGACAAGCAATTCTATTTTTTGAAATCAAATCCGTTGCACTTGTAAATATACACGCAGGAATTATGAACATTTCATGAATGTCTGCAATGTGACCTTGTCTGTTTGTAATATCAATAAAATGCTCAAGATTTTCAATTCCTGTATCATCAAATGTAAATAAACATAAAAGTTGACCATAAACACCGCGATTGAACATTGATGCGCCTGTATATCCGGCACCTCGATTTTTTGTTGTTGCCTGTACAACAACAGTTGCACCTGTGTTTGGATCTGTATATGAAGATTGAACCGCACCATCAGAGATGTCCCAATTTGTTGCAACACAAATATATAATGCTTGATTTATAAATGTTGTTGTCAAATCCATATGTCCCATCACATCAGGAACCGCCAAACCCTCATCAATTGTGTTTGCGCCAATTGTATCATCATTTGTGTGTTCTCTCATTACCATGCAAGGCATTTTGTTCCAATAATCAAACCATGTTGAAAATACATCAATTGTGAAATATACAATCGTTGAATTTTCAGAATTATATTCAACGCGGTCAATAAATGCGAAAAACCATTTATTTGAATAATTTTGATTTTGGAATGCAATGTAGTTTCCTTTTAATGCCGTTTGATAATCACATGCAACATACATTGGTGATTCGTTTTCTTTTAAAAATTCGTATGTTGAATTTTCATAAACCTTGTTTGTTTGACATAATGAAAGCATTTGCGATTCAGAATATGTCAAAACGTTTTTGTAATCTCTATCAACCTTAATATCTCTTGCAATTATAACTTTTGAATTTCGTGCCATTTTGCACCTCCTATTTTCTTATTTGAAAATCAATGACCTGTTTGAAATCTGTTCCACACATATCATTTGAATAAAAAATGTTTGATTCCCTAAATGTTTGAAGTAAGTTTCTTAATTTTTCATTTTTAAATGTTGGATTATAAATGTCACGTTGCCACATTGATGATTGATTAATAATATCAGAAAACACCAAAACATTAGAACGTGGATTTTTTTCATGTGGAAATATAAACCAAACACAATCATGTGTTTGTTTATCTTGTAATAATTCGCAAATGAATTTGAAAGATTTATAAACAAACATCATTCTAAATAAAATTTTATACATTTTTTTGGATTTTGGCAAGTGTGGTTGCGGATCTGATTGCCATTCACCTTTGTTTAACATATCTTTATGCTTTCCAATAATAAATGAACTATTTCCTGTTGATGCACAATATTCAATTGCAATTTTAACTTCAATTGGGATTCCGTCATCATCTGTTTCACCTGTTGGAATCCATTTTGTTAGTATCTCACCTTGTTTTTGTGTCTTTACCATGTCCATCAATTCCCAATCAACAAGATAAGGACAGACACGCGAAATTGTATTTCCAACAAGCCACAATTTCACAAATCCGCGTTTTCTGTCAACTGTCGAATATAAATTCATCAATTTGTCCGGTTCACCATTTAAATAGATGTCACGTGACATGAATTCTTCAAATATCATGTCCGTAACATCTAAATATGATGCACCTGCATATTTTTGTTCTGTCGAAAGTGCAACAACATAGCCGATTTTTTCATATCTTTTTATTTTGCCATCTTCATTGTTATAGACAGACAAAAACAATTGCTTTTTCCATAATGTTATGCAATTATATTTGTTGTCAGTTAATTTCATGATGTCTACATCATCAAAATATTGTTCAATCAGATCACTTGATATTTCTTCACGCCATCTTTTTACAAGCATAAATCTTGACCCTTTTTTCAATACACTTTCAATGATTTTTTCTTTGTTTTTATAATCTGCAACATACCTTGTTGAATCAAACAAATATTGATTAATTGCCTTTTTATGTTTCACTTGATATGATTTTCCATTTGCACGTTCTCCATAGATCAGATTAATTTGTGCGCCGCATTTGTCAATTTGGTCTATATTATAACGCACTTTTTCACGTTTTGGCATTTGTTATTCCTCCATCACATAAAGTTTTGCAAATTCTGATTCAATTGTTTTTCTGATTCTATTCAAATTTTCTTTTGATGTCCTACCATTATAAACATTTTGTCTTGAAATGTTTAATTTTTCGCATATGCTTGCTACCTTGATTTTTGAAAATTTTTGAATAAATTCCAAATCATCCATCATTTTCCCTCCATATTCTATAACTTTCACAAATTTCATAATATTTATCTAATTTTTGCAAAAAAATTTCAAATTCTTTCATAATATAATCCCATTTTCATATTATTCTTTAAACCATGCACGCTTGCTTGATTCATCTTCAATTAGTTCTGCATATTCAAGCGCTTTTCCTAAAACATAAGTTGTTGGAACCAAGCAACAACCCGTCTTGTCTGTCACATGATAGGTGTTTCCTTGATAATCTGTAAGGTCAAATTCATCTTGATCCTCACAATAAAATAATGTGTTTTTATTTGTATGTTCAAAATCAAAAACTAAATCATCTTTGAAATCTTCTATTTTTTTCAAACATTTGCTACCGGTTTTTGGAACACCTGCAACAGTAATTTCAAGAACCTTTGATTGTTCACTACCAATTTCAATTACATTGTCATCATCTTTTATTTTTTTGTTCTTTTTCCATTTTGTCACTGCATATTTTTTCGCGCCCTGTGTTATAAATTCATCATATTTGTCATCATCTTCAAAAATTCCAAGCATGTGAGGTTTTCCATGTATATCTTTTGGCATATATCTTTCAATTGGAATTGATAATGTTTTTGATACAAATTCAATTTTTGATTTCACCTTTTCATTATAATCCAAAAACACTTTTTTGTCATATCCTTCAATCAATTTGGTCGAATCTGTATCGCAATATACTATATAATCATCTAGATCAATGACACGCCTAAGTAAATTATCACGCGCCCACGCGGTACACCAAACACCGCCATGAAAATGAAAGAAATGATTTTTTTTCTTCAACATCTAATTTTTCGATTATATCATCATTTGAAAGTTCTGTTTCAAACCATTCCCCCAATTCATCTTTATATTCAACCTCATCTCTGATTGTATTGGTGACCGTCATTCCATAAATTCCATTGAATTTATTTTTTTCTTTTTGATATTGCAATTTCTTTGTGTCATCATCTTTGTATTTTGTTTTATTTTCATATTTATCTAAAACAAAATTAATATATTGAATTGGCAGAAATCCATATTTTGCAAAGTAAATTTCCTCTATTATATAATCACATTTGTGTGTGTCTAAAATAAAATAAAAATCAACGTCAGTCAGTGTCATGACAAGTTCTTTTGCTTCATATATTCTACCATTATCATATGATGCACCTCGAATTTCGCGACATTTTGAACCTGAAATGAAATGATTCAAATACTTGCATTTAATATTTTTAAATCGTACAACCAAAAGATATGCAAATCTATTTGACATATCTTCGCGTCTTTTGATGTTGCATCTTCTAAATTTTGACATCGGATATTTAAATGTTACAAGACAATATGGATATGCGCTGCACTCATCCTTTGATTCAATATTTTGCAAGACAATATCCGTGAAAACATATGATGAATGGGTGTACCCGACCGCATGAATGCTTGTTGTAAAAGGTTAAAAATATGAGGATCTGTATTGATTGCGTTTTTTACTTGTCTTTTATATTTGTAATCCTTGTCAATTTTTTCTTTTAGTTCGCGCCTTACATGACCGGTTGACGTGTTTGGAATATGTTTCACATCTTCATATGTTTCAAGTTCATATTTTATGTAATAATACAAAACTAATATGTCATTTTTACAATAACCGCATTTCAAGATCTGTAAGTTTTGTGATTGGTGTTCTGATCAATGAATAGTCTAAATCACCGCACTTGCTTCTCTACCGGTAAATTGTACAAATCCGGCAAGAATTTTAAAGCACAATTTGACATGTAGTATGAACATTTTATTGTTATGTTGTAGTCTTTCATAATTGACATCATAACTTTGTGTGATTTTCTTGCTGCTACTTCTGAAAAATGAAAATGTGATTTCATGAATTGAAATTCAAATGATTGATTGTGTATAAATAAAAATTTTTGTTCTGGAATAACATTTTCAAGATTATTCAAAAACATTTCAAGTTCGTTCCATGTTCTGCCATAATATACATCATCATTGATTCCAAACATCCAAATGTACATGCAAGCGCATTTCTTTGATTCTTTTTGCTGCTTTTCTGTTAATTTTAAATAGTTTGTTGCTTTTTCTTGCTTGCCATCTACAATCAAATATGATGTTGATTCAATGTCGAATGTGTATATATTACAATCATATTTTTTTCTTTTTCCTTTTGTTTTCTTTTCATGTCCAAAATATTGTGTCCAATATTTCATGTCTTTTCCTCTTATTGAATATATTTATTATATAAACGAATTGCGCGTTCTCTTGTATCTAAATCGTTAATATTACTATAAGAAATCAATTTGTTGATCCATGTGTTAACATCATCATTTTCCTTTTTTGAATCTTCCAATATTGATTTAAATTGTTTACGACCTATTATATCAGCAAAATAATTGTAATCATCATCTTTGATGTATTTGTCATATAATCTTTCAGCACGTTCGCGAATGTCTGAATCTTCAATATCTTTATAAAATCCCAATCTTTCAATCCAACTGTCAACATCATCTTTTGCATCAATTGAATCTGCAACAATCACTTGCATTTCTGATGAACCTATTTTTTCCGCAAAAAAATTGAAATCATCATCACCAAATAAATCATAAAACATTTCAGCATCTTCCTGTGACACCATTTCTTTGTTTTCTTCTGACAATGTTTTTTGTAATGTTTCAATTGTATCTTTTCGTACCTGTTCAATGCCGCGCGCTTTTGATGTTTTTGATGCTAAAAATTGACGCATTGCTTTGTTCACTGCCATCATTTGCGTTGCAGTTAGATTCTTTGACAATTTCACTTTTCCACCTTTGTCAACTGTCCATGATTTCAAAACTTCTGTGTCTAGTCGTTTACGCAGTTTTTTGCTTGCATAACTGTCAAGATATCCGGCAGATCTTAAACCTTTTAAACGTCTATTGACCTCCTGCGCAAGTTCCACGTTTTGATTATAGAGTTCACGTTGACGTGGATTCATTTTTTTCGGTTGCCATAATCCCTGACGTTTTAACCTCTTTTTTATTCTTCGTTCTTTTTTGGTTGCCATTTTACACCTCCAAAATTTAATATAATTTAATTATAATATATTTGGATTGTGTTTGTAATGTATAAGAATTATTTTTGCGAATAATCTTTTTATTGGATTATACTTTTTCGTATAATCAAGATTTGTTGCATTTACTATACGATCATATTTTAATATATTTATATATTTATTCATTTTTATCACCTCTCATTTCTATTTTCACTTTTTAATCTAGTTTCTTTATCTGTTCGTACATCTTCAATGATTTTGTCAATTTCATCTAATATTCTTTGTCTGTCTACACCATTCAATAAATCTTCTTCTAATACAAATTTTTGTTTATATTTTTTCATTGCACGAACACACAATCTTCTTGCAAGTTCTCTTTGTTCTTTTTCTGTCATCTGTATATCCTCCATTGTTTGAATTATACACCCCGTGCAATACAAAGTCAATCACAAATGTATTACAAATGTGTTACATTATTGTTACATCATGCCATCTGGATCCATGCCCGTCTGCCCTCTTGTTTTTTGTCATT